CGCAATGAGTTGAACGAACCTGTGTAACCTTCTTCAAGCTGCTGCTCAAGGGCAAGAACGTCTTGTGAGAAGACAGATGGACGAAGTTTGAATACACCAAGGATTAATGTATCAACGAATTCATTTGTGCTGATGTCGAAGGAAGGAATACCTTCAATGATTTCAGAAATTGAGTCTGGCTGATAACCTGATGTTGCAGGTGTAACAGACGACAAGCTGAAATTCAATCTGCTCTCAGGAATGTTAACAAAGCTGCCTGTGTTGTTCCAGGAATAAGCATTTACAACATCATCGAATGAGGTTGTCGGATCGAGGTTGCTGTTATCAGCAACAGAGAAGTAATAACCTTGGAACTTTTCGTCAACTGTGACTTTAGAGTCATTCAAAACAATGAAACCAGCATAACCGATTGTTGCATTGGATGAAACTGCACCAGTAACATTGGACCAGTTAATGATACCTTGTGAGATTAAATCGTACTCAGCATCTGAAAGATTCAAATATGTTGGAGCACCGATATAGAACTCTGTACCGTTTTGGAAAGTGATACCTGCAGAAAGTGGAAGTGGTGTGCCACCGATGCTTGCTGCGGAAAGTGGAATGATTGGGAATGCTAATGCACTATATGTGTTAGCATAACCGTCGCCAGAGCCGGAGCCGTATGGAACACGAGAGAGTAACACGTTTGCATTTGCTTGGAGTGCTTGAGATGCGCTGTAATAGAAATATCTTTCAGCTGCATTGGTTGGAACACCATAAACTTGTTCTAGTTCTGCGATACTAGTGATGTTAACAAGTTCATCCGTAGGACCTTGTGGAGCATAACCTGCTACAAGAACGTTTGTACCGGTTGGGATATTAGTTCTGTTAGAAAGATCGACTTCTCGGATTTCTACGCCTGGACTGTTGATAGTTCTTGCCATATGAATAAAGTAAGCGTTATAAGAGTATTTAGTCGTTTCCGAACCCAAAACTCTTGATCAACTAGATATAACCGCTATAAACTTACGACGCCATCGAATGGAATGTAGCATCCAATCCTACTTGATATATTAACTGGTTGTTACTATCATGGATTAACACAATCGCAACTAGTGTTGCAATCTCTGCAGGATCCACTGCTGAGACTACAAACGTTACAAAATCGCCTGGGTTGAGAGCTGTTGCACTCGGTTGTGTAGTACTAAAATTCGAAACATTACCAGGGCTATTAGTAACTAACATGTTACCAAGATAAAGCGAAGCATTACCGCTGTTTGTTAATTTAAATGTAACACTCCAGTCACCATCAAGCTGGGTACGGTTGATTAATCCCGTGTTTGGAACTCCAACATAGGTAGGTTGATATTGTGAATCAATATATGTTACTACAAGGTTGGGTAATGCAGAAATAGGAGCAATATTTGTGGTTATATTGTCGTTGAAATTAATGAACGTAATATAGCGCGGATTACTCGTTTCAAACACTAACAACTTTTCATTTAATGGACCGTAACAACGCCCGGATATCAAATGTATGTCTTCGAAGTATCCTTGCGATAATCCGTTAATTGCATCTATCTTATACACATCAACCGGTACGGTATAGGTTGTTGGTGCAAAGGAATGTGATCTAGTAACATTCACATTCAGCATGAAGCGTTGAGGATTACCAGATACGGAAGGAAAGTAATTATGACTTACTTTGATATTGCGCGGATCGCCGAGATCATCTTGAAATGCATATGCGCTTGCTTGAGGAGATGTTACATTGAGCTTACGATTGACAACAACAGGATCTGTACCGTCACCGAAATCATATTCAATGCTCATTACAGCACCATCATTTGTATCGTAACCGCTTGGATTCAGTGTCAATGTTAATGGTGCATTACCATTGATTTCGCTTGTGTAAGAATATAGTACAACTTCTACATCATTCATAGTAGCTCCATTTCGAATTGACTAAACGCAAATTCAAAACTTGATTCGATTTGGTCAGCGTCTTGATGATTATAGTCAATACCTTCAAGTCTTGTTATAAATGCTTTTGTATACGTAAACTTTGCGATGTTTTTGTCGTACTCATCTTTTGCGTAGATGGTTAGATCGACCATATACTCATGGTAATTCTTAACCATCTTCATAAACGTATCGAGGTTGTCACCGTTATAGATACTTTTACGTACATCATTTAACACGTGTAACCACTTATACAATACAAAGTAATTTCTAAAACCGTTATCTATCGCAAAGTTGACTTTTAGATTTGGGTATGAAGGTCTTGAGTATGTAGTAACTTTTAGTGTCTGTCCTCCGAAACGAGCTTCAGTATGAGGTACAAAAGATGCAGGGACTACAGCACCATATACCGAAAACTGTAAAGCATTTAGATTAACGGTATCACCGCTCCGATCTTTCTGATTAGTTGTATTAATCTTTTGGAGGATTGGAGGTAAACCTAACACCATAGTAAACTTGTCTTTACTAGCTTTGTTAAGAATTGCTTGTACTGTAGGTGTGTCTGCCATTATTGTTTATGTAGAGGTGTCCAGCCCATGGAAGCGAGGTCATCCATTTCAGATAACCCAGTACCTCCAATATTGCTTGGTGCATAGTCGTATCTACTAAAATTACTTTGCTCTTGCGGTCTTCCATGCTCAACACCGTAGCGTCGTTTTGGAAACACCATATTATCCATCTTAATATACGTATCGAAATTTGGTATCATTTTCAACGGCTTACCTTGTGGATCGAATTCGACAATTTCGAAGAAGTCTTTAGCAATTGTTGGATACAAAATCATTAAAGCCCACATCAAGGATATTACTCTGTCATCCGTGTGCTGATCATCTGCACCCCATGTACCATTATCTCTACGTTTGAAATTTTCATATTCTTTGACAGTGTTAACATCATTGATTTTAACAAACCGTTTGTCGTTTATGAAATATCTCATGTTAGTCACAGCATGATACTTCGTATTGGTATGTGACATGATACCTTTACGTTCAGCATACTTCTGACTAGCATCACCCGCATTCGGTATGTAGGTTACTAAATTTGGGTATTTGTAAACACCCCAAAGTACATCAATTACTTGACCACCGTGATTATTTCTCTCTACACAAACTGGTGGATTACCCCATTTGCGTGCAAGATCTAGTACCTTAACAGCAAATGTTCTTGGCTCAATTTTGTTGGTTGAGTATGTTGCGACTTGCTCAATATTTTTGATATCAGTGATATCTATAATATCGATTGTTGATGCGTTTCTACCAACACCTTCTGCAACGTCAACACCAATAGAGTATACTCTACCGTTTGTTGGTGCTTTCCAAATTTTTAAGCTTTCCTTATCATTCTCGTGAATTTGAGCTGGGTCTGTTACTAGAGATAGTAACAGTTTGTACATCTCTTCACTGAATGCCGATTCACCTGAATCATCGAAGAAATAGTTTTCAAACTCTTGCTGGAAAGCACGAAGAGATCCGAGCGTTTTCATCGTCGTCTCTTTCCATTTTTCATCACGACCAGGTACTTCGTCCCAGTTTATCTTTTCAGGGTACCAACCATTCTCATTCTTTGTAGCGCCATCATATAATCTGAAGAATAGATTATCCTTACCATTTGGTGTACTAATAGCAAACATCTTTGCTTTCTTAGATGACGAAATGGTTGGGTATACAGATTGGAAGAATTGATCCAGATCATCAACGAACGCCATTTCGTCAACAATAAGACATGAAATAGACTTACCACGACCTGAGTCAGTACTTGTAGTACTCGCTTCAATCTTTGAACCATTTTCAAACTCTACTGCTGTCTTACCCCAAGCTTTAACACCTGGTTTTAAGAAGTTTGGTAGTAACTCGTATGCAAATCGAATACGAGAAAGAATTTCAATAGCTGTATCTTCTTTATTAGCGAGGATCAATATACTTTGATCATCAGAGAAGCATGTGAGCCAAAGTGCAAAGATTGTTAATACAGTTGTTTTACCGATCTGTCTAGATGCAGTACATACTACAAATCGATTATCACGCATTGCACGTAATAAGCGCTTTTGGAACTTATGAAGCTTAATCTTCTGTCTACCTTCGTCAATGTTAATGATGAAGAAGTGATTTTCAGCAAAGTGTAGAAGGTTCTTTTTACAAAGATCCATCTCTTCGAGCATCTCCTTGGTCCACTCGAACTGAGTATCAGGCGTAGGTAAATTTTTATTACCTAGGTAAAACTTGGAATCTTTTTTAGCCACTTATCGAATGAGGTTCAATTGTACTTGGCATCTCATCAGCATATGGATCGGTAATTTCTATAATATACGGACCTTTTGCACCAATTAATATCACCGCTTTATCTATTAATGCTTGTAGCTGTTTACACTCTTCAGACCAATATGACAAAAAGGTTGCTCTCAGTTCTTTTTGCTTTGGTAGAATGATACCACTTAACATATAATCATATTTTGCACCTGGACCGTGCTCAGGCTCACCAACGAAATAGATGTTTTGTAAGTTTTTACCTTTCGACAGAGCACGATATAGATCAGCGTGTGTTCTAAAATTTTTCGTTGAACCTATAGCTAATGTTTTACCATCTCTAGTACCTATGAACAAATAAGTTTCATAGTTATTACGATTGTACTGATTGATTACTACTTCAGGGTTCTCATTAAGTGTACGAGACTCACCAAATCTATGAGCGTTATCATACTCTGCAGACGTTTTATACCCCGCTCTATGAGCTCTTGTATGTAACTTACCACTACCATTGGATAGATAAGGTGCATTTCCACCACCGCCACCTCCTGCCTTCTTAAGCTGGGGTATCAAGTGTTGTTTAGACATTATCGTTTTATCTATTTTGTTAGTTATCTTTGTTTGACCTATCCTTGTATCAGAGTTATCTCTAGCTACAATAATCGGATCATTCAACTGAATCTGAGTAAAGAACTTTTGTAGTAACTGTGCATGAGCATTGACTGTCGCAATGTCATTCCAGAATGCTACAACACTAACTTCGGGTACAGAGG